GCTGAAGCCTCCGGCGACGAACGCCGCGGCTACCAATGCATCCGCTGTTACGACTGGCACCAGCACGCGCTGGAGGTCCTGGGCGGAGCTACGCCGCTGGGCTGCCAGGGCTGCGGCGACACCTGGGAGCAACTGAAAGAACGTACACCAGGCGTCGAAGTCAGGATGTACGTGGTTCCGAAAGATGGGATTTATCAACTGCTTTGCAAGCGTTGTTGTGACGCCTACGTCCCGATGCGCAAAGACCTGTTTGGTGGAACCGAATTTGGAGCGCGAATCAACCTATGAGCGACGAACAGAAGCCCGTTGAACAACCCGTTACACCACCGGAAACGGCGGAACTGCGCAAGGAGCTGGAGACGCTAAAAGCCTCTCTCGCCGAGAAGGACGAAGCGGTCAAGTTCTGGTATGAGAAGGCCAGCGGCGGCAAGAAGGAAGAGCCGGCCAAGAAGGACGCTGAGCCGGAAGACGACACCGACCTGTTGGACCTGATTTCGAAGTCTGGTTCGAAGGGCCTGAAATCGTGGATGGCCAAGCAGGGCTTCACTTCGAAGGACGAGGTAGACCGGCTGGTGCAGCAGCGGGCGGGGCAACTCACGCGCGAGGCGGAGCTGGTACGGCAGTATCCCGAGCTGAAGGACGAATCGAGCGACTTCTTCAAGAGCGTGGCGAAGGAGTTCCAGAAGCTCAAGGGCAAGGTCTCCGACGACATGGCCATGGAGATGGCGGCCGAGCGCGTGGAGCTTCAGCAGTTGCGCTCCGGCAAGCAGCAGCCGGACGACAAGAAGCAGAAGCAGCAGGAGCGCGAAGAGCGGGCCAAGGCGCAGGCGGGCGACAAGGGCAAGGCCAAGCCGGTCGACGACGACTCCGACGACGAACTCACCCCAGAGCAACTCCAGGTGTGTGAGCAGTTCGGCATCGAACCCGAGGCCTATAAGAAGCGTGCCAAGGCTGGCGTGCAGTACGCAGGGAAGAAATAATGGCGACTAACCGCAAACCCACCACACTGGACCCGATGGCCGAGTTCGCTCTGCCGGGCAAGTCCAACGAGGAACTGATTGCCGAGCAGGAAGCACTCGATGAGAAACGCGCCCGTGAGGGCTATCCGCGGGTGTCCCTCGGGGCCGATCCGCTCGACAAAGCGATTGCTTCGCGCCTGGATGCCTCTGACGAACTGATCGACCCGTGGTCTGCTATTGACCCGATGGAAGCGACGGTCGCGCCGTACAAAGAGCCTGGGAAGGCTTATAAATTCCTCAGCCCGCGGGTATGCGATGTGCTGGGTACGCGCGGTTACGAGATGGTCCTGGACGCCAACGGCAACCAGGTAAAGATGGGCAACATGATGCTCGGGTCGATCCCGCAGCGGATCGCAGATGCGCGTCAAGCCAAGGCCCAAAAAGAGAGCAACGAGCGAGTGAAGGACATGCAGGACGAGTACACGCAAAACGTGGACCGCCTGAAGCGCGATGCCCAGGGCATGGGCTTGCGAGTACTCGAACCCGGCGAGTTGGTACCCGGGCGGAACAATTAACAGGAGATTTTTTGAATGGCAAATCCTAACAGTCCGTTCGGGTTCCGTCCTCTAATGACGACCCTGGGCGGAGCGCCGTGCCGCGTTGCGCAGTACGGTAAACCGGTGGGCGACTCGAACGCGATTTTCATGTATGACCTGGTTCAGGGTGTGGCTTCTTCTTGCGCTGCCGAGGGCGGCGCTGGCAACCCCATCCGGTCGATCAAGACGGGCTATCAGTCCACCCCGGGCACTTCGCTGTACACCGGCGTGAGCTTGAATTACGGGGCAGCGAGCCTGCTGACGTACCATACGGTGCTCGATTCGATCGATGCGCTGTTTGAAGCCCAGGTGAAGACAGGCACGGTGGTTTCTGTGGCCAGCCACGTTGGCAAGAACGCCAACTACAGCACCACCACGGCGGGCTCGACCACCACGAAACTGAGCGGTCTGACTGTGGACGGAGCGACGATTGCGACCACCGCGACTCTCGACCTGAAAATCATGCAGCTCTCGATGAAGTCGCCCAACGCCGAAGGCGATAGCGCCATCGTCGAAGTGATCATCAACAAGCACCAATTTGCGGAAGGAGCCGCTGGACTCTAATGTTAGTTAGAACGATTCTCCCCGATCTTTATCTTCAGTCGATGCTGCCGGCCATCGATGAAGTGATCATGACGAAGTACAGCCGGTTTCCTGATCAGTTCCCGGAAGTCTTCCGGATGGAAACCTCGAAGCGCGGCATCGAGCAGACCTCGGAAGTCACCGGCTTCGGCCAGTTCGCGGTAGTGCCGGAAGCGGCGAACACGCGGTATGACGACCCGTTAGCTGGATTCAACAAGACCTATGTCCACGCGCAGTATGGCCTGGGCTTCAAGGTCTCGAAGATCGCGATGGATGATGACAAGTTTGCCGTCGTCAAGAAGCTGGCGACGGAACTGGGGCGCTCTGCCAAAGAGACCCGCGAAGTGGTTGCGGCGAACGTCTTCAACAATGGATTTTCTTCGAGCTACCTGGGGCCGGACGCTGTGGCGCTGTTCAATACCGCGCATCCGCTGATCGGCGGCGGTACGCAGACCAACAAACTGAGCTATGCGAGCGATCCGGATGTGACCTCGATTCAGTTGGCGCTGACCGATATGCGCCAGATGAAGGATCACCGCGGCAAGCTGCAGCGCATTCCACCGAAGAAAATGATCGTTCCTCCGGCACTCGAGTTCATCACGGCCGAGCTGCTGGGCGGAAGCGATCGGCCTGACACGGCGAACCGGGCCATCAACGCGTTCCGGCGCCGCAGTGGGATGCCGAGCTTCGATTCGTGGATGGTATGGGACTACCTGACGGACTCGCATGCGTGGTTCATTCAGGCCGAGAAGGAAGATACCGAGCTGCGGTTCTATGACCGGGAAGCCTTTAATACGGTGCATGATATCGACTTCGACAGCCGCTCGGTGAAGACTGCCGGCTGGATGCGGTTCAGCGTCGGGTTCAACGGTTTCTATGGAATCTACGGGGTGCCGAGCTCCTAAGGGGCTCGGTTTCCTGTTGAAGGAGTAATCCATGGCAACAGCACGGCAAAGAACGACCGGGGCAACCCGGATCATTGGGCCTGCGCTCGTCACTTTGCGCGGGGCGGCCTCTAAGGGGCATGAGGCGCAGACGGTGGGGGCTGGTGCGGATGTTGGACTGAGCATTCAGATTCCGACCGGGCAGACGGCCAATGCTTTCACGATTGAGAAGCCGGATGGAACGGTAATTTACTCGGTCGATGCCAACGGCAACGTGGCGTCGAGCAGCACGACCAAGGTCGTCTCGAAGAAGGTCCGCGTGCCTCTGACGGCGGCGCAGATCACCACGTTGAACAGCGTACCGGTGTCGCTGGTGGCGGCTCCTGGCGCGGGAATCGCGCTGGTGTTCAAGCAGATGATCTTCCAGTTTATCTATGGCACGGTGCAGTTCACTGGTGGCGGTGTGGTGAAGCCTGTGTATCACGGGGCGACCACCGATCTTACGGTGACTGGCGGCGTGGCGGCGGCGACGATTCAAGCCGCGGCGCCAGTCACGCTGTTCTTGCGGGCGGATCCGGCTGCCGGTGGTCTGGCGATCACGACGAACGCCGGTTTGGACCTGACGGCAGCTACGGCGGATTTCGCAGCAGGCGATTCCACCGCTGTCGTGACGATCGACTACGACGTAATCACTCTCGGTTAAGGGGGCTGAATGGCATTCCCTTTCATCAATCCGGTAGCGACCATCACGAACGGGACCTCGCTCTCGGGTGCGATCGCGTTCAGTGGCCGCGCCTTTGCCGGGCTGCTGATGCCGGCGGCTTGGACGGCTGCCACGTTGACCTTCCAGGGCAGCGTGGATGGGACCAACTTCTACGATCTGTACGATACGGGCGGCAACGAGGTGACGTTCACCGTTGCCGCTTCTCATTTCGTGGCTGGCGATCCTTCGAGCTTCGTTGGGCTCTCGCACATCAAGCTGCGCAGCGGCACGGGCGGGGCGGCAGTGAACCAAGCGGCGGACCGTCTGATCACGGTAGCGCTGCGCCAGATACCCAATTTGAAATGAAACGGCTCATCGTTTATCTCGCGCTGGCGGCGGCTCTGGCTGGGCAGACGTTCGACTCGCACAACGCTTACAAGATCCGGGGCACACCGGTATCGATGTACAAGAAGGGCACGATCACGGCGACGGCGTTCACGGATTTTTCGGTGACCGCGGTGCAGGTACAGACGTTCACCATTACCGGTTTGGCCGTGGGGGATTCCGTGCTGATTTCGCCCAGGACGCAACTGATTTTCGGCACGGGGCCGGTCACCGGTCTGGTGTGGCACGCCTACTGCTCGGCAACGAATACCTTGACGGTGCGCTTCTGGGATCCAGGTAACGGTGGAAACAACGGCCTGATCGGGCTGACCCCGATCTTCGATTATCTGATCTTCCGGTAGCGTCATGCGGGGCCAGTGGCGTTACCTTGCAATCGCTTTATGGAGCGCTGCGCTGTTCGGGCAGCCTGTTGGGACAGGCCCGAGCGGCGGCGGACTGCCAGGGTCGATCTACGTCACCAAGGGGCGCGGTTACACCAACGGGCGCGTGGCGGTCATTGACAACACCGGCGCGATCACCAGTGTGGTGGGCAATCCCGGCGACTGCGTACATGTCGACACCGGCACGGGGCCATGCTCGGGCGGCAGCGGCGCGAGTCAAATCTTCGTTGATTCGGAAGTGCCGGCCGGCCTGGTGAATGGCTCGAACACTACTTTTACGCTGGGCTTCGCTCCCAACCCTCCCACCAGTCTGCTGCTGACGCTCAATGGAGTGCTGCTGAGAAAGGGCGTGGATTACTCGCTCTCGGGTTCCACCATCACATGGCTGGGAACTGCGCCGAATACTCCAGATAACTTTCTGGCGTGGTATCGGGCGGGCAACGCGAACCCGGGAGTGAGCACGGGGCCGCAGGGAGCGCAGGGCATCCAGGGAGCAACCGGGCCGCAGGGCGCCACGGGACCGCAGGGGCCCGCCGGCGGAATCGGTGTCGGCAGCGTCTTCACCATTCCGGTGTATCTGGAGTTTCCGTCGGCATTCTGCCAGGGGAGCACGGCGACGTTGGGATTCTCCACGCCAGCCTCGGGAGCGCCGACTGCCAACTGTGTGACGGGTTCCAACACCCAGCTTGGCGTAGCAACGTTTACGGCGACGGGGCAGACCGTGCAGGGACGTCTGCTGCTGCCCAATGACTGGGTAGCGGGCGTAGACCTGGATGTTCGCTTTCGAAGCGTGGGAACGACCGGGAACGTGGTCTGGAACGTGGCTACGGCCTGTATCGGGGCAACTGGCTTTCTCATTGATCCCGCTTTTGGAACGGCGAATACGGGAACGGTGCCAGCCCGCGGAACGACGCTGCAAGACAACCAGGTGACCTTGACGGGCATCACCATGACGAACTGCATTGCGGGCAATCTGTTGTT